GGGTACTTTTCAGCGAGGATTGTCCAGGCTTTACCAAGGTCTAACAGGTCAACGTCTTCCCGGGTTCCACCGGCCCAACCAACGGTGAGCTTGCCCTCTAGCTCGGGAACACGCCCAATGCCTCGCATGAGCAACCGGAACCACTGCACATCGATTGCGTTAGGCACAACGTACACCGGCACGTCCGGGTTGTAACCCTGCACCACGGTCTTTAGACGCTGCGTAGTGACGGTTACGCCATCGCACAAGCTCAGTAGCCTGATGCGTTCCTGGCGTTCCCATTCGAGTTGCTCGTAGCCCTTGGCTTTCTCTGACTCGAACAGTCGGGTTTGACGGTCAATGATGCGCGGGTTGAATACGTCATCATCAACCTCGTAGAGCCAGGCAAGCCCGGCGTTCCGAATCGCCTTGATCCAGACCTCGCCTACGTCCTTGACAGGCCAGACGATCCGGGGAGTCAGGATCGCATCGTACCGACCACTCGCCAGCAGAGGAAGCACCTTCATACTGTCCTCTTTGTGGCACCAGTCAGCGATGAACCCTCGCCTGCTCAACTCCGCGAACGGTTGCCAAACTCGCCACATACTGCAGCCAGTCTCATCACCTATGAGCGCAAGTATTCTTGGTGCTCTATTCACGCCTTGCCAAGCTCGGCCGAGATACTTCGGGCCACGTTCTCAAACCCATGGGCCAGAGACAGGAATTCCTCCGGCGGCATGTATTCCTCGGCCATGATCTTGCCGGCCCGGGACCAGCGAATCATCACCATCCCAGGCCTTGACGCTGAGCCATCACCGTAAGCTATTTCCCATTGGAACGGGATAAGCTCGCTCTCTGGCTCGGCTAGCGCAGGCAGCAGATTGTTCTTACGCCGGCTCAACCGATGGCCTCAACCAGAGCCTTAGCCGCGTCACGGCATTTGCGCTGCCAGTCCTCAAAGCTTGTGTTCGCTGCCTGCTGCAGTCGCTCGATCTCGCCATGCAGCCTGAGCACATCGGTATGAACCTTCGCGTACTCATCGTCCTTGGCTTGGCCTGCCTGGATCGCATCGGCAACCCGGCCAGCCATCAGGTTTAGCTCTTGCTCATGCTTGGCACGGATCGAGCCCATCTGTGCCTCAAGGCTAGACACCGTACGCTGCAACTCATCGATGGTGCTCTGAGACTCATGCAGAGCCCCCTCAGCCTGCTCGGCCTGCTGCCTGGACGCCAGTACCTGCTCACGTAGCTTGCGCGTCTGTGCCTTTTCCCAGAGGCCTGAACGCTCACCCTGCCATCGCTGGATGGCGTCAAGCAGAATCTCGCCCGGCTCGCCACCTAGAACCGAGATTGCATACGCTGCCTCTTGCTGCAGCAGCATGATCTCGGTGAGCATCGCCGGAATGTCCTGCCTGTACCACGCCTCGTAGCCCTCTGGCGTCAGATGCGTCTGAACACGGCCACTGATCGCTGCTAGCTCGCCCGGTCCCAAGCGCACAAGAACACTCATTGCCTTGGATCTCCAAACACTGGTGTGACACTAAGTCTACAGTTTGGATGGGCCAGATCGGGTGCAGCATTGATGCTCACGGTAGTTCCGTTCCTCGCCTCACAGTAGCCATCGTAGTCACCATCATGGATCAGCAGATGCGTCACTACACCCTTGCCCAACTGCCTGTATCGGTCAATCGTGGCCTGCAGCACAGCCTTCTGAATCACCGTGTTCGCAACGGTCAAAGGCCTGTTTTTCCACGTAACCTCAAACAGACCATCGATGCCAGCAAACTCGGGCGTGCCATACGCTATCTGAGCCGGCGTAAGACCTCGCTGTAGCCCCTGTACGATGCGGTCAACGATCAGCCGCCTGGTAGTCGCATCAACCACCGCAGCCTCTGCCTGAGCCGCGAGAACGGCTTTCTGAATGGCTGGATCGTCAAGAGGCAACGGCCCCAGGTTGAACACCTTGAGCACCATCGTATGCACAGCCCGCCATGCAGTCACATACCAGCGAATGAAAAGTGCCGTGAGCAACGCAAGCTCAAGCTCATCATCCCGTGATTCACCCTCTTGCTTCTGCTCAAGCTCAGCCCTGGAACTTGCCACTCAGCAATGCCTTTTTGACTCGCCTCTGCTGGCTTGCCTGGAGCGCAACTAGATCGTCTTCCATCTGGTTCGCACTCACGTCTACCAACTGCTGTAACGCCCGGGCCAGTAACTCGTCTGAGCTTTCTTTGGATCCGGGCGGGCCACCGGCAGCAGGCTTATTCGCTGCTAGAGCCTGAGCCCTGGCGTCTGCCTCTGCTGCCTGAGCATCAAGCTCTTGCTGCCGTTGTTCCTCTACGTCAGTCGTAGCCTGATCAACCGTTACATACTGACCGCTCGTAGGCACAAACAGAATGTCCTCACCCGGCAACTCGGGATCGTAGCCAAGCTCAGTCAGTGCTATCTCCCGGGTGATCACACCTGTACTAAAGAGCTTCGAGATCCGATCAGCCTTGGCGTTCTCGTCTTCCTGTAACGATCTGACCTCGCCAAGGTCATGCTTGATCTGGATGCGCTTATCGCTCGAAAACTCCCTGGCGAGCTTGCGCGTCCACTTGCTCTCATCAAGCTTCCAGATGGGCGCAATCGTTACCTCGATAAAGTTTTCCGATACCTGCCTCAAGCTCGCAAAGTTAGTTGTCTGGTCAAGCCCAACACCTAGCCCTGCAACAGCCGGCGGAACGCCCATCACCGCTGCAATCCTAGTCTCGGGTACATCGTGTAACGCCTCAAGCGTCATCTGCTGTGGCGAGAAACCAAATTGCTCCATCTTCGCGCCACCGGTCATGACCGCAACGCTACCCCGGTTCTCACCCCCGAACTTGCGCTCAAGGTCATGCTTGATCTCTTCCAACTGCTTCGGGCTCAACATTGTCTCAGCAGGCAAGCTCGCAACCAGACCGGGGATGCCAAAGTTTCTCAGGATGGCGTCTTGATACTTGGTTGCCTCGGCGTCAGATGCAATCTCACGGAGCAGTCGCTTGAGTGGCGCAATACCCTTGCGTACATCGAGCGGGTCAACCCCAACCTTGAAGTGCATAACGTCCTCAACCGGGATCTGCTGCTTGCCCCGGCCATCGGACCGATCCATCTCGTACCAGTCAATGAAATTGTTGGACCCTCGCTCGGTATGCGGGCTCATCACTAGCGGGCTCACGGGCCAAAGCTCGATCACCGCGCCTACGCCATTGCGAACTTTGAGCAGATACGCATTGCCATCGGCGTGCCGTGCCCAGGCCAGCCACCAGCGGATTTCAAGCATATCTAGCTCGGGATGCGGCTCATCGAGCAAGTCCTGAATCGGGGAATTCTCAACCGGCTCAAGCTCGCCAGCATCGGTCTTCTGGTAAACCCGCAGCGGTGCCTCAATGGATGCGTTGGCGAGTGCCCTCAGGCAGGCAAATACCGCCGAGTTGTAGTCACCCTGAGCATGCTGAGGCAGCGTAGTACCGGCTGTGTAGACCAGATGGTTGATGTACTGCCAGTGGACCGTAGGATCGGCAGGCGTAAACTTCTGCTCCTGCCTACGGGCAACCGGGTGTGTGAACGCTTGACCAACCTTAGTCAGCGCAGCAGACCAACGAGACTCAGGCAACGCTCATCCTCCCGGCGTCGGTAAATTGGTGCTTGACACCGGTACACCACGGGTGTAAGGTACATACATGGCAAGCACAACGGTTCTGGTAAAAGAGGTTCGCGGGGTTCGAGTTTACGCAACGGGCCTTTCGGTAGTAGAGGCAGTTCGTTTCGTTATGGCTCGGGCTCAGGCCGATCCTGAGGTTACTCTTTTCGTTCGTGACGATGCCGGTAACGTCCTGGCAGCGGCTAGCGACGGTGAGGTTGAGGTTTTCTAATGGAGATCGTCAGCAAGCAGACCGTTGGCGTCGTAGCCTACTGTGGCGAGTGCGACCGGAAGCTCAAGGCCGGCGAGATCGTCATTCAGGTCCGAGTAGATGGAATCCTTGATCTACGTTGCGAGCAGTGCGCTCACTGCCAGAAAGGCTAACTGATGAACAAGCGATACGAAGCCAAGACCTACGATGGCGCAGGTTGGTACGTCAGAGACACAGTGCTCGGCTACAACGGTGGCCCGTACGAGAGCGAGGCTGAGGCTAAGCGCCAGGCCAAGGAATTCAACAAGTTAGACAGAGCCGGGCGTAAGGCTACAAAACCTGAACGCCCATAGTTAGTGGTGGCATCGCTGCCATAACCACGGCATCACCGGCGTCCGGGCTTCGGCCCAGGCGCTCGATGATATCGTCTTTGCTTTCGATCTGGATGCCGTGCATTCTCATCATCCAGCGAGCCGCACACAGATCGGAACGTAGCTCATTGTCTGGTGGCAGGCAGACCTCGTCACCGTTCTCGGGGTCCAAGGCTTCGCGCATTGACCAGTAGGCAAAGGCTCGGACGTTTACGAACCTCAGTAGATTTGTCCTGTCATGCCGTTTGGTGCCTGCTCCGAAATTCACCGGGACTACCGGTAGGTCAACCTCACGGCAGAGATCCACCACGGCTGCACCTGGCCCGATTACGTCAACGTTGATGATGCCGCCACGGGTTGCCGCCTCAGTGACGATGTTTCGGCCTTGGGTTCCGTCAGGTGTGTCCTGACCATCCCAACGTTTGACCTCAGCGAACCAGTTGCCCCAACGCTGAGCCAGGGCTGTTTTGGCAGCACCACCGCGAGCCACGTCAAGCCCTGAGCACGTAGCAGGCCCATCGGGCTTCGGTGTGGATCGCCATCGCCTCATGGCTGCGTCTACCCATGCTGAGGGTATGACTTGCCAGGGATCGTCCCTGCGTCCTACAGAGAAGTCTCCGAATAGTAGCTGCGAGCGCATCGGCTCGGGCAGGCCCTGAAGCACTGAGCCGTAGTCTGTGCTGGCTAGAAACTGGTTTTGCTTGAGGCTAGCCGGGATAAATGTTCTTGACCGGGGCCGGATCGTTTCGCCATTGTGCTCGAATGGCTTACCGTCCTCTAGCTCTACGTCCTTGTCATCGATGCGGGCAAACCAGCGTAGCTCGCCTGGTTTTGCGGGGTTGTCATGCTGTGAGTCTAGCCAGGGTGCCCAACGTCTGATAACCCATTCGCCTTCATCGCTAAGTGGTGGATTGCCTGCACCTACGATTCTTGTTCTTTGGTGAGGATCTGTTGAGCGCAGCCAACCTATGAGGAAAAGATACTGAGCCTCTAGAAACTCAGGTAGCTCATCGAAACCCTTGAAGTCATGGGCTCGGCCTCGCCACTTGGATAGGTCGGCTATTGTCTCGACTGCCCCGAATTCTATGGTGCGTCCATTGTTGAGCCGCCAGCCGTTGAGTCGGCCTACGAACCTACCGTATTGGCCTACGATGTTGCTTGTGCGCTGCAGCAGGCCCTCACCACCTCGTAGCTGAGTGTAGGTACGCCTGAAGATGATTGAGCGTTTCTGAGCGGTGAGTGAGAGCCCTAGTAACAGGTCTGACTTACCACCGCCG